ATAGATGCAGCGGAAGTCGTTAAAGACCCATTTGACGCTTCAAAACTACGCAATGAATCGGGGTGGATAAACGATGGGACGCATTATGGCGACAATGCCAAAAGAGCGATTGGGTTTTATGCGGCTACGCTTTCTTTTTGGGATTTCCCTAAGCCGAGCGCCTATGAAAAAGTAGGGACCAGCTACCTGCCGCCTAATACATACACAGTTGCCACTCTGCCAACTGGATCAATGGGCGACACGGCCCATGTTACCGACGCGACGGCCCCAACTTACCGTGGTGCGTTGGTTGGTGGTGGTGCGGTTGTTGTTCCAGTATTTCACAACGGCTCTGCGTGGGTTTCTTGCTAATGAGCACCCGCAACCTGCCGCCCTCCTCCACCGTTGCGCCGCATGAAATCGACGGCACGACATCACCCGCGTCACCGCCGACAACTTCGTCGGGCTCGTAGTTAAAACTTACCTACTTAAAAAATGAATCCACTCATCACAACCATCCTCGGCGGTCTAAACCTCGACGGCCTCGTCGGGAGATTCTTCCCGTCCAAAGAAAAGGCCCAAGAGTTTGAGGCTGAGTTCAAACGCACGCTGCTCTCTCAGGAGGGCGAAATAACCAAGGCCGCGCTCGCCGCGCAGCAGGCGCAGATCGAGGTTAACAAGGTTGAGGCTGCGTCGGCCTCCCTGTTCGTATCGGGATGGCGTCCGCACGTGGGGTGGGTGTGCGGCTTCGCGCTTTCCTACGTCGCCATACTGGAGCCCATCGCCCGCTTCGTGGCACAAGTTTTCTACAGTTACAACGGCGCGTTCCCGGTGGTTGATACCACGATCACGTTGCAGGTGCTTCTAGGGCTGCTCGGCCTCGGCGGATTGCGCACGTTCGAGAAGGTCAAGGGGGTCGACCGCTCCACGCTTAAAAAATGAACCCCAACACAATCGCCGACCTCGAAGCCCTCCGCAAATGACTCAAACGGAACTCCTCCTCATTGCCATCAACAGCATCATCATACCGCTCTCGGGGTGGACGCTCTACAGCGTGCACCAGCTGACCAAGGGGCTCGCCGTGGAGAGCGTCTACGGCCAAGGCCACGCGCGCGACATCCTCGAAGTGCGCACCCGCTTGGTTGCCGTCGAGGCTCAGGTGATCGATCTGCGTATTCGCACCTCCCACCATGAACCCCGGTAAACTCAACTTGCCTGCGCGCTACTACGCCCTGCGCCAAACACAGGGCCCAAGCGGTGCACCGCGCAACGATTACGCCCCGCCCGTCTCGCTGTATGTGGGGCGCGACTCGGGCAAGCAAACTGCGGCGGTAGTCGATTCTGTCGGGTCTCGGCGTGTTCAAGCAGAGGCGGGGTTCTTCTCTCACTTTGCCGACTGGCTGGAGGTGGGCGGGCGGCTCAGGGTCGAGGGCAAGACCTACGAGATTGTTTCCATTACGCCCGAGGGGGCCTACCGCTCAAAACTCATCCTCACCTGCAAGCACCTCGCCGGAGTTACTCAGCCCATCTAAATGCACGCCACCGCCCGCACCGACTTTGCCGAGCACCTCGCCGCGCTTCCCGCGCTGGTGGGTGTTGGCGCGTCGGTACATTGGCGGCGGGCTCCGCTTAATTCAGCCACGCCCGTGGTGGTGCTCAACGTCATCAGCGACCTGCGCGGCAACACCCACGGCGGGGCCGATGGTCTCGCCGAGTCACTCGTGCAGGTGGATGCCTACGCCGCCGACTACTACGCCGTCGAGGCCCTGCGCGCCGCCGTCCTCGATGAGCTCAACGGCTTCCGTGGCGTCATCGGCACGACCGTCTTCGACGCCATTTTGCACGATGCCAGCCGCGACGATGAGCCTGAGCCCGCTGACGGCCCCCGCGCTTCGTGCGACCTGCGCGTGCACTACCGCACCGCCTAATTTTCCTCAACCCGCTAACCACCCACCACCATGGCCAAAACACTCGGCATCACCCTCTCGGTTTTCGTGACCGCTGCTTACGTCCCCATCAACGGACTCATAGACATCATTCCTCCCGTCCTTATGGCGACCTCGCCCATCGACGAGACCACGCATCAATCGCCCTCCGGCATCAAAGAATTTTCACCCTCTGGACTGCGTGAGTGGAACGAGTGCTCCGGCATGTTCCTCTTTATCGCCACGGACGCAGGGCAGGACGCGCTGCGCGCCGGCGTTGGTACGCAGATGAAGTTCAAGGTGGTCGCTCCGGGCCGCGTCACCACCACCGATGACATCATTTTTAACGCCATCGTCGAGACGGTTGAAAACGAAAACTTCCAGCTGGAGGGCAAGGACACCCAGAAATTCAAGCTCAAGCCCACCGGCGTCGCTCCCGTCTCCTGATCCTGATCCTGACCCATGAGCACCCCCGCCGTCACCCTCATCATCGCGGAAATCGCCCACCCGCTGCGCTGGAACCTTGCCGCCCATTACCGGCTGCAAGGGCTGGCCAACCCCCCGGCAATCGCCGCGCTGACCGATCCCGCCCGCTCCATGCGTGCCATGTTCGATTTCGCGTGGGCGATGCTGCCGGAATCGGCTGGCTACCTGACGCCTGCCGATCTGGTGGACGCACTCGACGCCGACGATGAGGCGCTGGCACGGGTGGCTTCGGCCATCGGTGCCGCCTTCGAGGCTGCTGCCGAGACCAAGGCAAAAAAAGCCGCGCCGAGTTCCTCGCCTACGCCCGCGTAGATCTCGGCTTGCCACTGAGTGAGGCTGAACTGCTCGCCCTCACTGCTTCCGAATGGCGCCACTATGAGGAGGCCGCCGTCAGGAAAGAGGCGAAGCGCTACGCTTGGGAGTGCTCTTTGCACGGCCTGAGAAAATCCAACCGTCAGCCCTACACCTCGGCCGACTTTATGCCTCGGCCCAAGCGCAAAAAGACCCCCGCCCAGATCATGGCCGAATTCCGCGCCGCCTTCCCCAAACCCGAAAAACCATGCTCGAAATAAAAACAGAGGGCTTTGCCGGTGCACTTGAGGCGATGTCGTCGCTGAACTTGGACTTGCAGCGCAGGATCTTGAAGAAGGCGCTCACCACTGCGGCCGGTCCGGTGATGTTTCGCGAAAAGCAGAACGCTGGGAGAAACAAGGATTCCGGCCTGTTGGCGGATTCGATCTTCGTGACGGTCAAGGTGGACCGTGCTGGCGAAGCAACCGCCAACATCCGCCCCAGCGGCAAGCGGGTGGTGGTGATGCAGACCGAGCCCGACGGCACCAAGCGCCAAGTGCGCACCCGTGCCTCGGCTTATGCGCACGTGGTCGAGTTCGGCAGCAAGCACGTCCGCGCCCGCCCTTTTGTTCGCCCCGCAGTTCAGCAGAGCCTGCGTGAGGTGGAGGCAGGTTTTACAGCTGAAGTGAACGCCGCCGTGAAAAAGGCCGTGACGAAGGCCAGCCGCACCAAGAAATAACCATGGCCAGCCAAATCAAAGTTTCAGTCATCCTCAAGGCGCTCGCCGAGACCAAGGGACTTCAAGCGGTCAACCAGGAGCTCCGCTCGATCGAGCTCCAGACGAAGAAGATCCAGCCCTCGCTCGATGCCCTGAAGGTGGCTTTCGGTGGCGTGGCAGTGGCGGCCGGCGCGCTGGCCTTCGTGGCCAAGATCGGCATCGACCTCGGCAGCAAGATCACCGACTTGTCCGCGCAGGCCGAAATGAGCACCGAGGCATTCCAGGTGCTCAGCCTCACCGCCATGGATTCCGGCGTCTCCATGGAGGAGGTGAGCAAGGCGATGGTGAAGATACGCCAAAACGTGCAGGCGGCGCGTGACGGCAACGAGGCCATGGCGGCGAGCTTCGCAAGGCTGAACCTCTCGGCTGCGGGGCTTCAGGCGCTCGCCCCCGAGCGTCAGTTTGAACTCATCGCCAGCCGCATCAACTTGGCGAGCGATCGTCAGGCCGCTCTCAATGCGGCGATGAACATTTTCGGGGCCGATACTGCTCCCAAGCTGCTCGCCACGTTCAAGCAGTTGAGCGAGCAGGGTTATGATGCACTCGCTGAGTCGACGAAGAAGATCCGCTTGGATGACGCGCAGCTGAAGTCCCTCGACGATGCCGGTGACAAGCTCACCCGCATGGCTGAGGCGCTCAGGTACATGGCCTCACTAGGGACCGCCAAGGTGTTGAACAGCGGTATTCTCGACAAGGCGCTCGCCCCCTATAATGCGGCGATCATCGCCATGCGTGGCACACTGGCGGGCACCGCGCCAGTCAATGCAACGGGAGCGGTTACGGGCGCTCCCGCCACCACTGAGGCAGTTGCGGCACCCGATCCAGCCGCCGCTGCGCGTCAGATCGCTTATGACGCCGCCGCTGCCAAGGCCCGCGACGCCGAGCGGCTCGATGCAAACCGCAAGCTCCACGGCAAGCTGTTCGCCGACAACTTGGAGTTTACCAAAAAGCTCAACGCCGACGCCAAGCGCGTGGGGGCGAGCGTTTCGCAGGTCATCGAGGCCCAGACCAAGGCGAGCATCGACGCAGGCAAGGCCATGACTGATGCCTACGCCACCCCCGTGGAGAGGGCTCAGGAAAACCTCAAGCTCGCCGCCGAACTCCAAGCGGCTGGAAACCTCACCGCCGACACCTACGCGCGCGTGGGCAAGGCGCTCGCCGATGCCACCGAGACCGAGCGCATCGAAAAGCTGCGCAAGTCGCTCAACCCGCTTCAGAAGGCGTTTGCCGACTGCGCCAACCAGATCGAGGGACACCTCACCGGTGCGCTCACCGATATGGTCATGACCGGAAAACTCGGCATGAAGGAGCTCGGCCAGGCTATCATGCGCGACCTGGTTGCCGCCCTGATCCGTGCCCAGATCGTCATCCCGCTGATGCGTGCCATTTCCGGCGCAACGGGTATGCCCGGGCTTTTCGGTGCACCCGCAGCTGACGGCGGTTACCGCGACGGCTCGAAGCCTTACCTCGTGGGCGAAGAGGGCCCGGAAATCTTTAACCCAGGCGGCGGCGGCACCATCACGCCGGCCGATGTCACCGCGCAGTCACTGAATGCCGCTTCGTCCGGTGGTGGCGGCGGTGGCGGGGACACGCAGGTGATTAACCTGCACTTCACCAATGGCGTCACCCGCTCGGAGCTTTCGGCGCAGATGCCGGTGATGATCAAACAAATCAAAGAGGCCGTCAGCGACAGCGTGCGCCGGGGTGGATCTTACCGCCGCGCCTACGCTTAACCCCACCGCACCATGCCTATCACATTCCCGCTCGCCGCCCCCACGGCCCTCAGTGCCAAGACCACGCAAATCTCGTGGCTTGCCCGCCGTGCGACCGCGTCGGCTATCTCGCCGTTCAGCTTCGCGGTGCAGCGCTACCACCACCCGGGCGAACGCTTGGAGCTGACCTATAAAATCGCCCCGCTCTCACGCGCTGACGGCGAAACCCTTGTTTCATGGCTGCTATCTGCCGGGCGCGGCACGGTCTGGCTGGGTGACTTCGCTAATCCGCTGCCTCGGGGCTCCGTGGCTGGCGTCGTCACTGTGGGCACTGGAGCGGCGGCGGGCTCGATCACACTGCCGCTCGCCGGAGGCACGGGCACCTTTGCCGTGGGCGACTGGCTTCAGATCGACGGCACGCTTCACAAGGTGATTTTCGTGGACTCAGCCACCAGCGTGCAGGTTTTCCCACGGTTGCGCGCATCCCATGCCAGCGGCACGGCGGTGACCTATGACAACGCGCGAGGCCTGTTCATGCTCTCCGACTCGGCGGTGTCCTGGGACATCGACTTGGCCCGTCGCTATGGGCTGACCCTGAGCTTTGCCGATGCCGTCGGCTCCAGCACGGCCGCCACTTACGCGAACTAAGCCATGAGCACGCGCACCATCACCACGGCCACAAAAAACGCAGCGATCGCCACCGAGACTTGTCCGGTGCTCCTGTGCGAGCTAGAGTTCCCCACCGCCCCCGTGCGGGTGTGGAGCGGCTATGGTCAACTGACTTGGGGCGGGCGGGAGTTTTCCGGCGTGGCTACCCTGGGGCGTGTTTCGGAGATCGAGGAAACGAGCGATGTTTCCGCCAAAGGTCTGACGCTCAGCTTGGTCGGGATTCCTTCAGACATTCTCTCGCTGGCATTTTCCGAAAACTACCAGCAACGCGCCGGTAGGCTTTGGATGGGCTTCCTTAATTCCTCGGCGCAGCTGATCGCCGATCCGGTCCAGATCTTCGCCGGCCGCATGGACGTCATGAGCACCGATGACGGCGGCGAGTCAGGGACGCTCAAGCTCACGCTCGAAAACAACCTGATTGACCTCGGGCGTCCGCGTGAGCGCCGCTACACCGACATCGACCAGCAAATGGATTACCCGGGCGACCTTGGCCTCGAATACGTGGCGGGATTGCAGGATAAAACGATTTACTGGGGCCGTCCGCTGCCCAAATCCGCATGAAAACGCGCCCCGATAATTGGCCCGCGCTGCTGTGGGCCTTCGTGCAATCGCGCCAATCCCGACCCTTCGTTTGGGGAGAGCATGACTGTTGCCTGTTCGCCGCCGATTGGGTGCGCCAGCTTCACGGCATCGACCTCGCTGCCGACGTGCGCGGGGGCTATTCCTCTGCGCTCGGGGCGGCGCGCATCGTTGGCCACGGGTTCAGCCTGGGGACGTTTGTGGGCGACAGGCTGGCGGTGCACGGCTTCGCCAAAATCCCCGTTCTCAGTGCGAGCCGCGGCGACCTGGTGGCGGCACACGTGGGGGCTTATTCGCGCCTATGCTTTGGCATCGTGGTCGATCACCGCGCTGCGTTTCCCGCTCCGGCCGGGCTCATGACCATCTCACTCAATCAAGCCGCCCACGGCTGGAAGCTCTAATTTTTTAACCAAGTCATGCCTCCCGCAATCCCCCTTGTCATCGCTTACCTCGCCTCCAGCGCAATTACAGGCGGCATCGTCATCGGGGCGTTTGCTGCGGGTACGGTCCTTTCGTCACTCGCGGTGAGCGCCATTTATTGGGGTACGTTTGTTGCCACTGCTTACCTCGCCTCAAAGTCGTTCGGCCCCAAAGCACCCAAGACTTCCGGCGCTCTGGGTGATTCCGGACTTCAAACCAACTCACGCGAAGCAGCAGCGGCTCGGCGCATCATCTATGGACGGCAAAAGGTTGGCGGACCCTACGCGCTCATCCATTCCAGCGGCACAAGCAACGACATCCTCCACCTAATCATTCCCATCGCCAGCCATGAGATCAACGCGGTGGAGCAGCTGTTTTTCAACGGCGAGGCAATCACTTGGGATTCCGGCACCGGCGAGGTGGGCGGGCGCTTTGCCGATCATGCCCGTATCCGCGTTTTCAGTGGCACCACCTCGCAGGCAGCCAGCACCGAACTGGTCGCCGAGTGCCCGGACATCTGGACCTCGGCCCACCGGCTGCGCGGCATCGCTTACCTCTACGTGCGGCTAAAGTACAACCAGAGCATTTACACCGACGGCATTCCTACCGTCACCGCCATCGTGCAGGGGCGCAAGGTCTACGACCCGCGCACCGCCACCACCGTTTATTCGACCAACCCCGCGCTCTGCCTGCGCGATTACCTGACCGACACCGTGCTCGGGGTGGGAATTATCGCGGGCG